TAGTACGGATATAACTATTTCTGTAGTCATAGCCCAAGATCCTACACCGTAGTGGTGGTGTACTCCACTCCATCATATGTACGTAATCTCCAGAAGGCATTCTGAGGTACCCAGTCATTCATAGTCTTGCCTAATCTAGGGATCTTCTTTGGCTTACTTGGATACAAGTGGCTATATGAGGCGTCGTCAGTCCCTTCCCAAACCGCACCAAAGTCTGAGGGCAATGAGCCATCAAAGTAATCTGTGGCTACCTGAGACTGTTCAAACTGAATTAGATCTAAGAAAATACTGCCTGCCGTAGTTCCATAAAACGATACCTTAGCGTATGACGCCTCTGATGTAGAGTCAGTTAAACCCGTTAACGTAACACTTGCAAAAGAAGTAGTTACTGAAATTGCTTGAGTTACAGTCTCTACAACAGCGTCAGCGTCATCATAAAATGTAATTTTTATATTTGCAGATAACGCAGCCAATGCTTTGATAGATGCTGATGCAGTGTAATACTTTCCTGGAGTTACAGGTATCTCGTAGTCTGTAGTAATGCTCCAAGGATTCGTTACTACAAATTTACCGCTGTAATTTCCTGAATAACCATATGTTGGAACACCAGAGTCTTGTGTAAAGGTTGCTCCATTTAATGCCCACGTAGTTGAGTTCACTTCAAAGGATGGGTTTTTAATATAATTTGTTTTTAACGGACTTAAAAACACATCAATAGCACGTGCTTCATCGTAAGCAACCGTGCCACCTTCTTGCATACAGACTTGATCTATGTAGTATGTACCAGCGGCGCTATATGCAATAGTTATAATTGCATATGAAGAAGTAGCATCTGATGTTGCGGTTTTGCTTGCAGACTTCCAAGTATTATTAGCAGCAACAGCGGTAGCGGTGTTTGCTGCAGAAGTTGCTGTTCCATCTTTATCGTAAAATCTTACTGATAAAGTTATGTTACCCGCACTTGCAGGAGACTTTAATTTGCACGAAACTATATATGCGGTGCTAGGTAATACTGGAACACCTTTTGTAATTATGTTTGTATTACCCAACACCATGCTGCCAGAGTTAGATGCAACTATTTTTCCAGTTTTTGTTGTATCTATTTGATTTGTATTTGAGTCAGGAACCTGTTCAGTACTAGATGTTAATACGGCATTACTTGCAACCCAATTACCAATTCCACCGTAGAAGGTTGAGTCTTGAACTGTAAGTAGTAGGTTTTCAGAAACAGTTATCGTAGGTTCGAATCCAGTTAAAGATTCAGCATACGTCTCTAATGCAACTTTAGTTCCTTTACGAGCATATAAATAGTTCGCTTCTCGTATTAATCGTTTTCTGTTTTTAGTAGGTAACCCAGCCTCTGGCGTTAACCCCAGACTTGCAACCTCTAAGGGCAAGAGTTCTACAGGAGTCTCAATACCTGTGTGTCTTGGTTTTAATAAATCAAGTAAAGTGTAGAACTGTTCTTGTGAAAATGTTAACCCTGACATAAAATTATATAGATATGAATTAGTGTCTACTGATCCAAATGAACCTTGTTCACTACTAGTAAATACTCTTGGAAGGCTATTCATAAAGGTTGTTTGTACGTTGTGATTTGAAGGTACAATTGCAGTTATAGAACCCGCAACTCTCCAAACACTTTGGTCAGTAAATAAAAATACTCGATAGTAAGTTTGTCTTCCAGGAATTAGTGGAACATCTGATGGATTATCTTCTCCGTCAATGTATTCTGCACGAGATACCGTTCCTTCTGTAGCAAACTCATCAAAAATTATAATTCCATCTTCTGCAGTTTCTGGAAATCCAACTTGACTTCTTAGTAATCTTATTCGAGAAAAATCACCTCGAGGGGTTTGCCAACCTATTAAAACTTTTGTAAAGTCTAAAACTAATACAGACATTGGCTCTACAGAAAAAGCGAGTTTAACAAACGCACCATAATCGGTAGCGCCGTAATAATTTATACCGTATCTAGCCACAATTTACCATCCTTAAGAACTCAAATCGCCAGATAACAACCATTCGTTTGTTCCAATTTTTATTAATCTAACTTCAGAATACTGACCAGCAGTATTAACATAACTAGATTTTGATCTAAGTGTAACACCACTACCCGCAGTCACCGTTATCACACCACTTCCTTTTTGAATTACAATAAAAGTTTGTCCATCAACAAAGGGATAAGTTGATTCTGGTGGTATTGTTAAAGTTATACTGCTACCGCTAGTAAACACTAATGCTTTACTAATATCGTTTACACCGAGGGTGTAGGTTGTTGCAGCACTACTACTTATAAATCTTTGATGTGCTGTAGGAAACGCCGAAGCAACAGGAAGCCACTCACTTCCAGTCCAGATATACGAAGCCTTTGCCATATCAGCCTCCCATTAACATAAGAGTGTCATTTAGTGATCCACTACCTGTAACAGAGGTTGCATCTACGTCAGTAGAGGAATCAACCCATATAGTTCCAGCGGCAAAATCTGATCCAGTTGGTTGAGTTGCTGCGTAAATAACTGGTACTAATTCTTTGCCCCGTGTCTGTATGGTTCCGTCTGGAAGAACCTTAGTTACAACTGCAGATGCTGAAGTTTGAAATTCAACTAGGTTTGCGGTTTGACTAGCCCTGGCTCTTACAACAAGACTCTTTACTCCAATAGCAGACGAGACAATTACTGAACCACCGACGTCAGAAACATACTCGTCGTAAATGTCTTTTATACCATATTCAATATTAGCCAAACGATCTTTAAGCGTGTTCCAAGATGTAGTTACAAGATCAAAATCTCCAACCCAACCTGAACCTGTCTTAATAAGGGTTCCAAGGTTTGTTTGTAAGGAGTTAACCTCTTCTTGAAGACTATTTACGTGCTCGGCAAGAACGGTGTCGCTAAAATCAACCTTTGTTGTAAAGGATTTTACGGACGATGGGTATGCTGCAGTCACTTAATTTCCTCTCAGACCTAACGGTCTATTTTCTCTTGTTTGCCCCCTATTTACTGTCTTAACTACGAGTGGGTATGTCCTGTAGCGGCTTTTCCTGTCATCTGTGACTCTAAGGTAGAAACCTTTCCTTCCAAGGTAGTTATCTTTCCTTCGGCTGTTGTCATTCTTGTTTCTAAACTTTTTACTTTATTTGCTAGAGCCATAAAGGTAGCGGTCAAATCTACCTCTGTAGTTCCATCAGAACTTTTAGCAGTTATTACATGAGTAGATAATCCAGTTAAAGAAGTTGTATTAGCCAAGGGTTTAATAAATATTTTTTTATTTTTACCTTTATTTTTACCAAATGCTCCAAACCAAATAGGATACTCAAGGTTGCCACCCTCAAAAGAAATCCAAACTCCCTGGCCAACTGCGGGGGGTTCTGTTCTAATTCCAGCAGGTTCAGCAGGATCTATCCATCCAGTAACTTGAGCCCCAATTAACTGGGGAATAGATACTTTTAAACGACTTTGTTTTTTGGGATCAGTATTGTTTTTTACAATACCCCTATATATTCCAGACAAGTTACTCATTAGATGGCGGCAATATTTAGATTTGCTTCTTGAAAACGCCAGATTTGTCCAGCAGTTCCTACCATAGTATTGGCTCCAGAACCAGCCGTTAAATGCAGAGCCGTAACATTTACAGTCTTTACACCAGGTGCTTGTAGCACCATAAACTCAACATCTCGTGGATAAATAGTTTCTGCAAAAGTTGCATTTACATAACCAAAACCAGTTAAGATAGCGATTTTAATATTCTCTTCTACCTCGGCAGTTGTGTATTGGTCTGTCTTTGTATAAGCAAGAGTACAAATTAAATCAGTATAAGTAGGAGGTTGAACGGTAACCGTTGTTCCAATTAATACTTTATTAGTTAAAAACTCTTCAACACTAGTTTGTATGCGTTCAAACTCTGCGGTTGGATCACCTGAATCATCTAACCCTGGAGCAATATCTATATCGGTTGCTGATCTACTGGGTGCTATGTACAACGTGACGGATGTCCAAACAGCAGCGGTCGCATTGGCTTTTCCAACGCCACTAACAGACAGTGCAAGATCTGAAAAGTCTTTTAATGTAACCGCTCTATTACCAGAACGTAAGGCTGCTGGTGCTGAAGCACGAATTTGATCGTTGGTCTCAGGATCAGAGCCACCTAAAGCGGCGGTTTCATTTGTTACAGTTACCGCACCTTGTACCGCAGTTGTTTCTCCCTCTGATAAGTTAGGAATAAATTCAATAGTATCTATAACTGCTGATTCAATATTTCCTATAGAACCACCTCCAACAGTATACAGCGCTCTAATTTCAGAATAATTTGTTGGTATTACACCTGAGACACCGTCTCCAAAATTTATATAAACAAGATTATTATCATCAATAAATAATGAATAAACTAAATCATTTGTTGAATAATCAATTATGTGTTCAACCTGTGTCCACTTAGAAAACAAATCCCCATCTTGAACATAGACCTCTACAGAACCATCAACTACAGGAGATTCTCCAAGAACAAATCTCATTGCTGGAGTTCCAGTAGATGTTCCAACTAACTCTCCATATGTAGTGGTCTCATCTGCAATTAAAGTAACTGACCTTCCTTCAGAGGCACTCACGGTATACTCTCCAGGAGTATCTCCAACAAGTGCGTCAATTACAGCATCAGCAACGGTTGTAAAATAAACAGTTTCAACGGTGTCATCAATAATTACTTGACCACTTACAACAGTTCCAGTAGGTATGGTTACCTCATCTTCAGATGAATTAGTAAAAGTAATTCCTACCGTGGCATTTCTATAACCTGCAGGGGTATACCCATAGGTTAAAGCAATGTTTAATAAACTCTCTCGTTGAGTTGCAGTTCTAATAAAGGATTCATTAGCAACTCGGTCAATGTAATACGATACTAAGTCGCCCATGTATGCAAAGGCTTCAACTAAAGCAACGCCAAAGTCTGCTGGATCAGAAGCATTCCACTCAGGAATACGGTCTTGTATTCTTGCAATTAACTCATCTCGAAGAGAGTAGTAATCTCTTCCTGTATAGTCGACTGAGATAGGTATATTTGATGGTGGCGCAACGGTCATAGCAACTCCTCATAGATTGGATTAGCACCTTGAGAAAATACCAACCCAATGAGAGTGCTAACAACCTCATCGTTTGGTAAACCATAAACAACCTCAACAGTTAAAGTACCTGTGTAGGTGTCGCTTGTTACACTCGTTTGTTGAAGAGTTAATAGATCTAGTTGTTCAGCAAAGGCTTGTTCAACTGCTGCTTCAATCTCACTAGTTGCTACAGTTTCTGAATTAAACAAAGAGTAAGGAATGGTTGTTCCAAAACTTGGTCGCATCACTCTTTCTCTTAAAGTTGTTCCTAAAACAGACTTGACCCTATCGGACCAAATTTTAGATTGAGATTGAGTTGAAGCAACCCTCCCATAAGAATCTATGGAAAATGGAAGCGCAATTGCTTTTTGAGCCATTAGTCACCTCTCCATTTTCTAGGGGTTGTTCTGTATCCTGAAGACCCTTGTGAAACTAAAACTGTACTAGAGTTTAACCTAGTTTTAGTTGGTTTATTTTTTAAGTTTCCTATAATATCATTTTGTATATTCCTATAAGGAACAGAACCCGCAGATGAAGGCCTAAAAGCACTGGGCTTGTTACTACCCACGCCATCTGTTCTGCATTCAAAATCTACCTCATAACCTCCAGAAATAAAAAGATAATGTGTTGCTTTCTTTATGACCCAAAAACCATCCCCACCACCTTGTGTTCCACTAATTTCAACAGTTCTCCAAGGAGCAATTCTTGGATCTCCTTGGGCTTTGCCCTTTCCTGGTATAGATAATCTTCCTAATTGAGAGGCTGCTTCTGACAAGGACCTAGCCATAGCATTACTATTCACTACAACACTTGTTTTATTTTTAGAAAACAACGGATCCTTGGTGCTTGCTCGCACCGACTTTCCTAATTTATTTGGTGAAGTTTTAGAAAAATACACTTTACCAGTTACTGGGTCTACACCACGCACCGTATTCTCACTTCTGCTGTACTCTCCAGAAAGTTCAGGATAGTCTCCTACACGGGCTTCAAACTCATCTAAAGTGGCTGCTGCAAATTTATTAACTGGAGACACAAAAGAATTGTCGGAATACAAAACAGGTATTGTTGTCATAAATTGATTAATCATTTTATCAATTGGATGAAAATGTAGTTCTGTGCCCGAGACTTGAATTCCATAACCAATTGTTTCTGCAAGTTCATTTAATTTTTCCCAATAAGATTTTCCAGATAGAGATTGTTGTGTAAAGATAGTTTTATGTGGAGTAACGTTTGGTTTTAGTTTTGCTTTTTTAGCAATCTCAATTGCTATTTGAGGAGCCGTTTTGTTAGTCCAAATTTTAAGATCAGTTTCTTTTAGAGGATAGGATGCTCCTACACATTGAATTTTTGTTTCTTGATAATCTTGATACTTAATTGGTAAGGACACGGTAGTGGCATAGCCCACGAAACTTCC